TTCCAATCTACATTACAAACGTTGACGATCTAGTAGCTGGTATCCCTGCTGCAAGCATTGGCAGCATCGGCGATTACGCAGTAGTAGCAACAAACGCTAATAACCCGGTTTACTTTAAGAACAGCAACAACGAGTGGGTACTAATTGGTTCCGACGATTGGAAAGCAAGTATCCCAACCGTAGTTGGCACAGAAGCTAGCCCGGTTATTACAGCAGGCTTGCAATTTGATATTAACGGTTCAACCGTTACAATGTCCGGCACAACACTAGCATCAGCAATTGTTGACATTAACAACGCTGCAATCACAGGTGTTACCGCTGCAAACCAGGATAACAAGTTAGCATTCTTTGTTGAGTCTGGCGCAGGTAGTGACAGCTCATCCGTTGATGTTACATTAACAATTGCAGACAGTGGTTATACAACAGGACTAAGCGCAGAGTTCGGTATCACAGAAGGAACATACAATGCTCCAATCGTTGATCACCAGCCTCACACGCAGATTCCACGCTGGCGCACAACAGACACAAGCCCACGCCCAAGCGGCTCTATTTGGGTTAAGACAACTGCTGTTAACGAAGGTCTACTGCTAATTGTTAAGCGTTACGACTCAGTTACCGGTACGTTTGTTGAGCAAGATGCTCCAGCACTTGCTAACGACCAAGCAGCTAACAAAGCACTAGATCCTGGTGCAGGCGGCAAGAACATCGAAGCTGGCGCAACTTATGCACAGTACGACGTTCAAGATAATGACACAGGTACAGTTAAACTATTCGAACGCACACCAGGTGAAACAGTAGTAACTGGCATTTACCAGAATCCAACATTTGTCTTTAATGATAAATTTGAAGTTTCTGTAAGTATTCCAAATGACGAGAACTTAACCACACCAGTTGAAATCACAATGTCTGGTACAACACCAGAAGATTTTGTAACAGATTGGTATGCAGCTAACATTCCTTATACCAGTGCTGAAGTTACAAGCAACGGTCGTATTCAGCTAACTCACTTAGCAGGCGGCGTTATTGTTTTAGACGAAACATACGTTGGTTCCGGTAGTGCAGTTGATGCAGCAGGTTTTGATGGTTCGCAGGAAAACTGCCGTGTAAACAACGACGGTACCATTGTACTTTCTAACTGGAATGTACTTGAGTACTCTGCAGACTTTACAGAACCAGGCCAGGATCCACTAGATGGAACACGCTGGTATTACTCTGCTGTTGACGAAGTAGACATTATGATCCAAGACGGTGGTGCTTGGATGGGTTACCGCAATGTTACAAACGACGTTCGTGGTCACAACCTATCTAATACTGATCCAAGTGGCGTATTGATTTCTGCTGCGGCTCCAGAGTTCCAGTCAGACGATACAGCACTTGAGTACGGTGACTTATGGTTAGACACTAGCGACTTAGAGAACTATCCAAAACTAAGCCGATGGGAAAACCTAAACGGTGTTGATCAGTGGGTTGCAATTGATAACTCCGATCAAACCTCAATTAACGGCATATTATTTGCCGATGCACGTTGGGCAAACAACGAGACAACAGATCCAATTACCGATGAGCTTCCTTTGATTACAGACTTGCTAGGTAGTGATTATGTTGACATCGACGCACCAAACCCAGCATTATATCCACCGGGCACATTGTTGTTCAACATGCGTCGTTCCGGCTATAATGTTAAGGAGTTCCGTGTTAACTACTTCAACGCACAAGATTTCTCTAGCAGTATTCTGCCAATTGAAAAGAATGCGTGGGTGACAGTTAGCGGTCTAAAAGACAACGGTGCACCAAACATGGGTCGTCAAGCTCAACGAGCTCTTATTGTTGCTGCTATGAAATCAGCAATCGACACAAGCGAAGATGTACGTGAAGAACAGCGTGCGTTTAACTTGTTAGCTACACCAGGCTATCCAGAACTTATTCCTAACATGGTTGCACTAAACAACGAGCGTAATAACACAGGCTTCGTAGTTGGTGATACCCCAATGCGTTTATCCAACACTGGTCAGGATCTAGTTGACTGGGCTACAAACGACAATGGTCTTGGCCTACCAGCAGGGGACGGCTTAGTATCAGCAGATGAGTACTTAGGTGTCTTCTACCCAAGCGGTAAGACAACAGATCTAAGCGGCAATCCAATTGTTGTACCAGCTTCGCACATGATGCTCCGCACAATCATTCACAGCGATGAGCAGAGCTACCCATGGTTTGCACCAGCAGGCACACGACGCGGTCAAGTTGACAACGCTGAAGCAATCGGTTATATTGATGCACAGACAGGCGAGTTCCGCCAAATCAATGTACGACAAGGAGTCCGTGATGTACTTTACACCAATAATGTAAACCCAATTACATTCCTAAATGGTGCAGGTATTGTTAACTACGGTAACAAGACTACCAAGCCAGGTAGTGCATTGGATCGCATTAACGTTTCACGCTTAGTAGCATACGTTCGTTACCAGCTAGACGTACTAGCAAGACCGTTCTTATTTGAGCCAAACGATAAGATCACACGCGATGAGATCAAAAACGTTGTCGAATCATTGATGAACGACCTAGTAGCTAAGCGCGGTATTTACGACTACGCTGTTGTTTGTGACAAGTCCAACAACACACCAGCACGTATTGATCGCAACGAGCTATGGATTGACATTGCAATTGAACCTGTTAAGGCTGTAGAGTTCATCTACATTCCAGTTCGCATTAAGAACACAGGCGAGATTTCAGGCAATCCAAACGGTTAAGCTTTAAACAGCATACTAACCAAGTTAAGCCGCTTTAAACAGCGGCTTAATTTTGGCGATTTTTTCACTTTCAAAAAAGGATAAATAATAGCAATAATAAGGAGACAATTTATATGTCAGTTTCATCTTTAACAAGAATGACAACACCTTTAGCGAATGACCAGTCCTCGACTACACAAGGTCTATTGATGCCTAAGCTCAAGTATCGCTTCCGTGTTGTATTCGAAAACCTAGGCGTGTCTACTCCGCGTACTGAATTGACAAAGCAGGTCATGGATTTCCAACGTCCTAACCCAACATTTGATGATGTTACAATCGACGTTTACAACTCTCGTATCAAGCTAGCTGGTAAGCCAAGCTGGGGCGACATTACATGTAACATCCGCGATGACGCGTCTGGTTCTGTTGCTAAGCTAATTGGCGAGCAGATGCAGAAGCAGTTCGACTTTATGGAGCAGGCATCTGCTGCATCTGGTATCGATTACAAGTTCATCACACGTTTAGAAATGCTAGACGGCGGCAACGGAGCACATGAGCCTCGTGTACTAGAGACATGGGAGATTTATGGTTGTTTCTTACAGTCGGTTGCATACGGTGATGTAGCATACAGTGATTCCAATCCTGTACAGATTGCAATAACAATTCGTTTCGATAACGCATTGCAAACACCTCTAAATAGCGGTATCGGTACAGACGTTGGTCGTACACTCGGCGACGTAGTTACAGGTTAATAGACATTGAGCTTTTTCGATAAAATCGGAAAACTTGATGGTACTGGTAGTTTTGTAGAGCAGGTTGCTGGAGGCTTTTTTGCCTCCGACAATCTCAAAGACTACACGCACGCATCTAAACTATTCCGTTCAGACGGATATGGCCTTGCGCCTAACTTTAAGTTTCTATTCCATGTGTACTTCACATTAGAAAATCCTGCTGCATCACCATCTGACGACAGAGGACTAGTTGGAGCATTAGTTAAATCTATATCTTTACCTTCGTTTGAAGTGGAAACACAGGAATACGTACAGTACAATAGAAAGCGTTTAGTGCATAGTAAAATTAACTACCGTCCGGTGGAAATTAAAATGCACGACGACTCGAGCGACACAGTCCGTTCGCTCTGGTACAACTATTATAACTATTACTTTGCAGATCCATCATACAATTATGCGTCAGGGCAAGGAGGATACTCCGGTCGTGACATATACAATTTAGAACGTGGCCAGGACAATTGGGGTATGTCTACAACTAGCCCTAATGGTTTAGTGAAGGCTCCATTCTTTAAAGATATTCAAATCTACGGAATGAGTCGCGGTAACTATATAAAGTACACGCTAATTAATCCAGTGATTACAGATTGGCGAGGTGATACATACGATTACTCAGCCGGCAACGGTGTGATGGAACATAACGTAACAGTAAAATTTGAAGCTGTTAAGTACGAGCGAGGCCGCGTTGGCGATGAAAACATGAACGGCTTTGGTGTACCTAGTCGCTATGATACGTCTCCTAGCCCACTTGGCGCTCCAGGTAATACTGCTAGCATTTTTGGGCAATCAGGCGCACTAGATACAGTTCAAGGTGTAACCGAAGACTTAGCAAATGGCAACTTCTTAGGTGCTATACAAAAAGCTGGTCGTTCTATTAAAACATTTAAAAACGCTCCACTAAGCTTTAGTCAAATACTCAAGGAAGATTTAAAGACAGAAGCACTACAGCAAGGTCGTGCATTGTTAGCTCGTTCCAACAAAGGTCGTTCAGTAGCATACGGTACAGGAAAGCCTGTAACATTTCCTAAGATTGGAGATTTATTTAAAGGTAACGGCAATAAGCCAGCAACACCAAAAGCAGGCCCAGCAGCAACACCAGGTATAAACAGTGACAACTGATACATATAATACAACTCGTAATACAGTCAATGATGTACAATATGCTGACAATAAAAATGTCAAGGTTGTTGATGACTTTTTAAAACAAGATTTTATTGTTAGTGCAAATGAATGGGATTATGTATTGTCGTTCTTTAAGAAGGCAATGAAAGATCCTGCTGCCGCTAAAAACTTTACGATATCGATTTACCAGGTATCTAGACAAGCAAATGTTCCGGTACTTGATTTAGTTAAAACCTTGAATGGCCAGACTGGCTTAGAGATGACAGCATCTCTAGCGTATTATATGAATGGTATACGTTCCTCAACCACACTGCTAGGCGTAGAAGCATTACAAAATGCGAACTACTATGCAGCCCGTAACGTATTGATTTAACATGCCACGCAGATCTCCAAAATTTGCGCAAGATAGATTCCACCCTAAAAATCCACAGAAGTATGTAGGGAGCAAGACTCCTATGTACCGGTCGTCGTGGGAATTACACTTTATGATGTTTTGTGATAACAACGAAAACATCGTTGAATGGGCGTCAGAGCCGTTACGTATTCCATACCGCAATCCATGGTCTGGTAAACAATCAACATACGTACCAGACTTCCTAGTACGATATCGCGATCGCACTAATAAAGTTATAACAGAACTTGTCGAAATAAAGCCATATAAGCAATCAGTTATTGAAGGCAAACAAAATGCTAACACCAGAGCAACAGTAGCAATCAACCATGCAAAGTGGGAACAAGCTCGTCGCTGGTGCGTTAAGCAAGGAATTAAGTTCCGCGTAATAACTGAGAAAGAAATTTTCCGCAAATAAATAGCTATATGGCTAATAAAAACTTGGAAGACCTATTTAACTTGCCCTCATCAGAGAGCGAGCAAGATCGCATAACACGCGAGTTTGCAGAACACCCAGAATCTTCAACAACTAATAATCGGCAGATTGTACAGACAGCAGCGATGGGGCAACTTGATAAAATAGAAGAGGCACTCCCGCTAGTTAAAGGACTCGAAGCATCCGACGCCGAAATGGATGAGCTTGCAGAGCTTGCTAAATCATCATACAAGGACTTAGTTGACTTAGGTATGAACGTAGAAGCAAGACATTCTGCGGAAATACTCAACACTGCTAGCCAGTTTTTAGGCCACGCAATTACAGCCAAAACAGCCAAAATCAACAAAAAGCTAAAGATGCTTGACTTACAGCTAAAGAAAGCTAAGTTAGATCAAGACAGCGGCGATGGTGATTTAGGTGGAGCAACAGGCAGCGTACTAGATCGCAACGAGTTGCTCGAGAAGATACTTCAACAAAATGCAGCCGGCAATAAAAAATCCGGAGATGAATAAATACAGTATGCTAGGAGCATCTCATATATGAAGTCGCTAAACGAATATTTAACAGAATCCAAAGAAGTTTTTACGTACCGCGTAAAAGTCGCAGGTGAATTGCCAAGTGAAGTTTTTGATAAATTCAAAGCCGCACTTGATGCTTATGACGTAGAAACTGTATCCAATCCAAAAACTACACCAGTTATGAAAGACCCATTTGGCTTTCCGGGTTTGGAAAACACCGAACTCAACTTGTTCACCGTAACGCTAAACTATCCAGCATCATTTGCTGAGATAATTGACTTAGCACGATTGAGCGGCATCGAGCCAGCAACAATTCGTGTACTAAGCGGCGACTACGACGAGTCCATGCAAGCTGAGATAGACGCTACTGTAGGCGACGACAGTACACGTTTAGAGACACCAGATTATCCTGCACAAACACCAGAGCAAGCGGAAGCTAGCAGAAAGTATTCCGAAGGCTTTAAAGACATTGTGCAGAATGCTGCATCCACAGACTTTGAAATTGCAGGCGACAAGACTCCAGCAGCCAAGTTCAACACAGACTCAGCGCAAAACGCAAACAGCCCAATGACAAAAGTTATCAACAAAAAGCCAACTGCTAAGGAAATGGGCCGATGAGTGATATTTACAAGATACTAGAAAGATTAGGTAAAGTAGACCCTACACCAAAGCAGGAAGAAGTCTACGTTCCGGTTAAGTCTAAGCTAGAAGAGACAATGCAGAAGATCGAAGAAAATCAGGACTTAACTGATTCGGTCACAGAACGAATTGTTAGAAATATAAAGACTAAATTCCCAGAGCTAGTTGAAAAACACGGCGAACATCAAGTATATGCAATTGCTCAGGAAGAAGCCGGATGGTTATGCGATGATTGGCCAGAAGGTGAAGGCTTTGGCACAAGTGATGCATATGGACCGTATAAAGCAACAGTAGAGCGCCTAGGTGGCAGCGTAGCTGAAGGCTTTAATCCAGATGGCAGCTATAACACATCGGACGACGAAGCAGTTGATTTTGACGAGTTTGATTACGACAATGACAACTCAATGGACACAGACGAATTCGATACATTAGATAAGATGGGAATGTTTCCAGCAGACGACGCCGATGACGATTACGCAACAGCACTTGATCGCGAGCAGTATGCCGATGAATCAGTGCAACAGTTTGCACAGGGTGGCAAGACTTATGTAACCGGCGGCGAGGAAGGCGACGAGGTAGTTAAGGCATTTGATGATCCTTCCAAGGCACAGCAGTTTAGACAAGCTAATCAAGCTGAACTAAACAAGCCAGAACCAGACCCAGAAAAAATATTACAAGTCGCAGACGGTGACGAGGAACAAGAGATGCAAGAAGATACATTTACAGAATCAGATGTAATTTATAGCCCGGGCGACACTGTGCGCGTATCAGACAACTTAGCCGACAAGATTGGCAAGAAGTACAGAGGCAAGCGCGGCAAAGTATCGTTTACACAAGGCGGTGCAGTTTATGTTAAAATGGACAGAGGCTCAGAAGTAGAGTTCCGTCCAAACGAACTAGTTAAAGAAGGCTTTGGTGACTACGATGATTTTGAAGTAGCACTAGAAGCTCCGGTAGAGGTAGCAGCAATGGATACAGGCGCAGACGTTAACCCAGATATGGTTGAGTTTGACCCAGAAAACCCAGAGCACCGTGAGCGTTTACAGCGCGGTACGCGAGTAATACTAACGCCAGTTCTGTTCTCAGAGCCAGGCACAGATCGCGGCGGCGTCCTTACTGATCTAAGCAAAACCGGATTCTTCTGTAAAGTAATCCGTAATGCAGATGGTAAGACTATCAATGTACACATGAGTGATATTGAGTACGCAGACTTGTATAATAATACAGTATACGAAAACTTCGACAGCAAGTTTAATTCACTACTAAAAGAAGACATTACAGTTACACGCACTGAGAACCCTGATAACCCTGAGCTAGACACAATGACTATTACAGGTACTGAGGGTAGCGTTGATGAGTTAGCAAACATGCTACGATCAGCGGGCTTAACAGCACGAAGCGAAAAGCCAGCAGACGCAGAGCCAGAAATGGTATCGCAGCCAGCAGACATGGAAATTGTTTCCGACGGCGAAGAGCACTTGCTAGCACAAATGCGTCGTGAAATACACGGCGAAGAAGAAGGCATCGAGGAAGAGTTGGCTAACGCTCCAGACGAGCGCACTGCTCCAGTCGCAGCAGCATTAGCAGGCGGCGGCCTAAACAAGCGCAAGCGTCAATATAACCCATGGCATGCAGCAGACAACGCAATGGCAATTTCTGAAAGCGACCTGGACGTAGAGTCAATTGCTGCAAGCATTGCTGAAAAATACGGCGTAGAATTTTTAAA